ATGATGTAGATTTTGAAATGTTTGCCCTGCATGGCGAATATATTAAACAGCACTATAAAAATTTAGTTCAGATTATATAAACATACGTAAAATAAAAAAGGAAGGAAAGGTATTTTTTTTCCAATTCTAAAACGGCCAAATCGATTTTGGACATTTTTAAAATGTCCATTTTCCAAACGGCTCCCGAGAATGAAAGTCCAAAAATGTCATTTTTTGATTTTAGAGCATAATGGTCTCATTTTCATTTTTTGTTAAATAATTTGTGAGCATAACTTTTTCCATCATTTTTATTAATTTATAAAATAAAAGGTTTAGACGGAAAATAATATTTCCATATTATATAGAAAATGGAAACTTTTTTTTCCGCAAATTCCGCATCGAAATATAATTGTATTGTATGCAATACAATATGCTCTAAAAAAAATGATTGGGATCGACATATTTCAACCGATAAACATAAAAGGAAATCGGGGAACAATATAGAACTGAAAATTCTCCCAAAAAATTACACCTGTGATTGCGGTAAAAATTATGCAACTAAAAGTGGGTTATGGAAGCATAATAAAGTATGTGACTTTATTAATAAAAGTGAAGAACTGTTTGATATTGATAATAATCTACTTAGTGTTATTTTAAAAGAAAACAGCGAATTCAAGAATTTAGTTTTGGAAGTAGTAAAGAACAATAGTGAGCTTCTGAAACAAAATCAAGAATTTCAAAAACAAACACAAGAATTGAATAAACAAGTTTTAGATGTCTGTCAAAAAATACAACCAGTCACGCAAAATAATAATATAAATAATAATAGTCATAACAAGACGTTTAATCTGAATTTCTTCCTGAATGAACAGTGTAAAGATGCGATGAACCTGATGGATTTTGTAGATACGATTCAGCTGAAGATTTCTGATATGGAACGCATTGGTGAACTTGGTTATGTTGAAGGCATATCTAGTATCATTATGGAAAATCTGAATGGAATGGATATTTACAAAAGACCGATCCATTGTAGCGATGCGAAAAGAGAGACTATGCATATTAAAGACAAGGGTATATGGGAAAAGGACACAGTGAATAATGATAAGATGCGCAAAGCCATCAAACATATTACTTGGCTGAATAGTAAATTATTATTTGCTTGGGCAGCTGAGCATCCGGGTGTAGTTTATAGTGATCATAAATTGAATGATAAATACTGTGAAATGATTGTAGAAGCGATGGGCGGTAAGAGAAATAAATCGATTGAGGAAGGCGAATCAAAAATCATTAAGAAAATTAGTCGAATGGTGTTGATCAATAAGGAGTAGATAAATTTATTTTGATATTATAGATGAACTTAAAATATCAAAAGTATTGCATTATTTCTATTCTTTTAATAGTAAATACAATATTATCAAGCACATTTATTATCTATGAAGACAAATGGTATGCTTATCTATTTATTTTAGCGTTGGCTTCTTGCCTGAATTCTTTCAGCTGTTTATTTAATATCGGTCATAAAATGTTTTTTGAAAGAGAGATGCCGCTAGGGTATACTAATAACAACCGGCTAATCGGAAAAAACTATCTCTATATCGTCCCTTGTTATACAGAAACAAAAGAGGAATTGATTAAAACCTTAAACTCATTAGTCTTACAAAGAGAAGTGAAGAGAGATGTCAGAAGTATTCTCATTATATGCGATGGTTCCAGTGCAAATAAAAACAATATTTGCGATAAAATCTTGAAAGAATTATTAGTTTTTGATGATGATAACGATAAAAAAGCCCAATATTTCAAGTACCCGACATGGGATCAGAAAGAAAATCTAGTTCAGGTTTGTAAGGCTTATTATTCTTTTTCAGGCGAAACCTTGCCGGTTATTCTACTTATTAAAATGGAAAATTATGGGAAGAGAGATTCATTAGTTTTGGCCCGACAACTCTGTTATAAATATAATCAATCTTTATTATTGGATACAAGTGGCAATAACCATTTAGACGCTTTAACAGAGGAAATGTTAGCAAATCTAAAATTTGTTTATGAAGGCAGAGAGATTCATTATATGATTGGTATAGATGCAGATACAGAATTTGATTATAATTGTTCCTATGAATTGATACAAGGTATACAAGCATCGGACGATATACATGGCTGCGTTGGTTATGTCGATATAGCTCCGGAGTCCGCCTTTTTCACTTCGCCGTTTATTCTTTATCAATATGCCGAATATATGTTCGCCCAATGTTTACGACGATATGCCCAAAGCTGTATCACAAAAAAAGTCAATTGTCTCTCGGGTTGTGTGCAAATATTACGCATAAGTAAAGAAACATGCGGCGACGAGATTTTGGCAAAATTCAATTACTTACCGGCGGCTGAAGAATCGATTTTCAATCATATCAGGTCTTATGCGAGCGAAGATCGGAACCACGTCTGTCACATGTTATCCATGTATCCGCACGTGAAGACGACGCAAAATTTGAAGGCCATTGCCTATACTTCCGTGCCGACAACTTGGCAAGTCTTTCTCTCACAAAGGCGGCGCTGGAGTCTCGGCTCAAATGCGAATGATATGCTTTTGGTGACCTTGCCCGGCATTGTTTTTGTTGAACGGATATCGGCTTTTGTTAACGTGGTTACATATAGTGTTTCGCCTTTTGTTTTTATTGCGACGATCCTTTTTCTGAAAACCATTATCACTGAAGCTTCTATGTTGATGCTCTATTTAAGTACGGTCATTCTATTACCGCTTTTTTACGCTGTCTTCATAGTGCCGATTTTTATTCGGCCGTTGCCTTTTCCGGCGACTTTATACTACTATCTCTCTTACGCATTCTTTTATTTTATAGGCAGCTTAGTGAATCTAATCATTTATTTCTATTCCATTAGCTGCATGGATGTGATCAAATGGGGGAAAACTAGACAAATTAAAATGACCGTAGAAGGCGTTACGGAGACGGAGACAAAAACAGAGACAGATGTAGAGGCCGAATATATTTATGATGATTGTATTTATATTGACACGAAGCATCCGCCGAAAGACATGGACATAACAAAATATGATGTAAGTGATTATGATATTGTTATCTATGTATAATATATATATGTCTCATTATAAAGTCGGTATTTGTGGTGTTGGGTTTGTCGGTAATGCTATTCTACAATTTTTAACAAATAAAAAGGAGATTGATATAGTTGCATATGACAAATATAAGCATAGCGAGCATAAAGAAATAAGCGATTTTTCACAATTATTATCAACCGATTTGCTCTATATTTGTTTGCCTACGCCTTATAGCAACTACATAAAAACCTATTTTTTAAAAGAAATCAATACTATACTAGAAGCTTTGGCGGTAAGTCAATACAAAGGAGTTATTCTAATTAAATCGACTCTTTTGCCTGATTTTTGTTCGCATATGAATACAGTTTATCCGGACTTGTTTATTGTGCATAATCCTGAATTTTTAACAGCTCGGTCAGCCGTAAGCGATTTTGCTAAACAAAAACATATTGTGCTCGGCTTCACCGAACAAGCAAAGGTGAAAACAGAATATGTCAAAAACTTTTATCAACAATTGTTTCCGGAGGCGACGATTTCAATTACGATAAGCGAAGTATCGGCTTTAATGAAATTAAGCTGTAATAGTTTTTATGCAACTAAAGTACAATTTTTTACAGAAATCTATTTACTATGCGATCAAATGAAAATTTCTTATGATGAGGTGAAAGATCTCATGTTAAAAAATGAATGGATTAGCCCGCATCATACGAATGTGCCTGGCCCAGATAGCCGCATTTCTTTTGGGGGCGACTGTTTTCCCAAAGATTTGTCGGCTTTGTCAGCTTATATGGAATTAAAAGATGTTCCGAATACGGTCATTAAAGCGGTAATCATGGAACGGAATGAAATGCGGGACGATTAAGTGCGGTGGCGACGACGGGTGCGTTTGTTTGGTCTGTTTTTTTTATTGAATGTACGTTTCTTCTTATTTATTTTTCTAGTTTTTTTCCTTAACAATTTTCTTTTTATATAATATTTATTTGTCTTATTTTTCTTACCCTTTCCACCAAAATTGTCTTCATCACCAAAATTACCAAAAGACTTCTCGGGATCACTTCCATAACCTTCATCAATTTCACGAAGAATAGCTTTATAATCTCTCTGCTCAGCCTCAGGATCTTCATCTTCTAAAACATAATCTTCATCATCATTTGCTACTATTTCTTCAGGTTGATTTTCACTTTGAGTTTTTTCATAAGGATCTTCTTCTAAATATTCATTTATTTTTTTCTGAATTTCCTTTTTTATTATTCTCTTATCCGTTTTAGTTTCGTCAGGATTATCATAAAATACTTCATCGTATGTTTGTAACCAAGGAAAATATTTTATGGGTGTTTTTGGTTTGTATTTTTTATTATAATCATCAATAATTTTTTTTTGTTCTTTTACATACAGATCCCAATACACTTGTCGTGAAACTATATTCCAAGGCCGACGATTTTTGAACCTACCATATTCTTGCATTATCATATAAACATGACCAATATCAATGTCTACTTTACCGGATGCATCAACTTCATAAAAAGGTGCCAAACACGGTAGGACTCTTTGTTTAACCCAATGGTTTTTTTTAAAATTAGGGTCTTGACACCATGAATATGCAAAAAAATCCACACTATTATTAAGTTTCTTTTTCATCTCATCATTATTTGTAATATTTTCAGTAGGATATCTTTGTTTTCTCCAGTTCAACCACTCCTTAAAAAATTCCGGCCTCTCATCGTGTGATAACACATAATTTTTAGATAATAATTGTTTTTCTCTTCCTAATTTTTGACTCAAAGCGCTTACTTCTTCTTCTTGTTCAGCTATTTTTCTCAATCGTTCTCTATTAGATTTTATTCTCTTTAAATCCCTCACGAATTTTTGTGTAAAAAAACTCATAAATACTATTTATATATTATTATAATAATATAAATGACATCTAGATTAAGATCTTTATTCAGATTCTCAAGGAAAAAAAGGTGAAAAAAAACCGGCAGCAGCAGAAGCATCTGTCAAAAATCTCTCTGAATCTGAATCCGAAACAGATTCTTTACCAAAAACAAAAGTAACTGCCATAAAATAAAAAAAAAGGGTGAGAAAGAACTACAAAAAATATGTTTCTACAATATTCGTAAAGGAAATTTTTGCTTTTACTTTTTCAACATCAATCGTTTTTATATATTGTGTCGGATTATTACAAATATTTGTTAATAATTGCATATCCTTTTGTAGATTACCCGACAAATGTATTATAGAATCAGGAAAATACACATCAATGTTTTGACAACCAAGATAAATCGGTGTCGTTTGACAAATCAAAGCATCCATAATCTTTTCACTAAAATAATGTGGCGATTGAACATTTTCAATAGCGATATGAAATTGATAATCTAAATAAGGTTCTTTTGTTTGGAATTCACCCTTTAACCGTCTGTCCTTAATATTACTATAATATTTACAACCATTACCGTAAATATCAATTGGTAGATTAGATGATAAAATCGCCTGGCACAAAATATGCCGGTACTTATGTCCAGATGTATAGTTCTTTATTGATATCATCAAAGATATCGGTTTTGTTTTAAGTGGTAATTCGTTTAATGGAGTTGTATGCCACATGTAAGAAAAATGCTCGACAAAAGGCGGCGAAGATAAATTCTTCTTTTCTCCGAGTAAATAGTTTCCAATATGCTTCTTTGCATAGGCTTCAAAATTTTTAGTTAAGTTTAAAAATTCAAGTGGTTCAAAGGCTAACCCGATAACATTTTCTTTCGGAATAGTTAGCGCAGGCATAGCCGTATTAAGAATAATGGCGTGCGTATAATCTTCGCCCAATGTAAACTTATATTTGACATTGAAGAGTGGGTCTTTTGCCAATTCAGAAACACGGGTATAGGCTTCAATACAACCTTCATTTGTGCCAAAACTAGTAAAGAATTTAATGATTATCATTTTATAAGAGATAATCATTAAAATGTATTTAATATTCATTTTAAAATAAGTTATTATCCGAGTGAATCATACCACAAATGTACGTGATATAACGCACCTATTGCGCCTAAAACGACTAGCGTTAAAGAAACCGGTACCGATATTTTCCGTTTTAAAATTAATTCATAGCCTACATAAATGAAAAAAAGTCCCATTAAAACATGAGATGACCAAATGATTTCGCTGGATACGCCAAAGCTGTATGTTCCTTTCTTCTGTTTTTTCTTATCAGTCATTTAATATATTCATATATTATCTTTTTTGCCGTTCCATCTTTAAATCACTTATAATTTGCTCAGCACGATCCATTTTTTCTCCCCATTCTTCATGTTCCTGCCAAGCTTCTTGACAATTCTGGCACAAAGTGTATTTATTACACTCGTAATATTTCACTATATTATTGGGCGTGGACTTTGCTTTACATGTTTGATTTTGGCACACTTTTACTTTTTGTGTAGTATCCATTTCTTTTATCTAATACTTTTATTATATTATATAAAATACAGTTCAATTTTTTACTTTACACCTTTTTACATTTCAAACGCCGATTTTTATATAGTCCTAAACCATATAAAAATCATTTATAATTCTTTTTTATTTTTCGTGTTTTATTTTTTTGGAACATATTTTTCTGGTCTTTCATAAGCACCCTTAAAAATATTTTTATATTTTTCTTTTGGTATTTCACTTATTACTTTTTGTATATTTTCTTTTAGGTTCTCATACTTTAACCCTTCTAATTTTTGTAATCGTGATTTTAGTATACTAAAATAATTTTCTATGGAATTGGTAAAATGCTGATAAGGAACAGCATAAAGTAAATTATTATGTTTATTCACTAATGCTTTTATTCTTTCGTTTCTATGACTACTCGCATTATCAAGTATAATTAACTTATCTTTTAATTTGCTTGTAATGTTATGTTCTAAAAACTCAATTAATCTATCTGTATTTATTCCACCTTTTTCATACAAATCCCAATTTACAACACCATTTACCGAAATAGCAAATACTCCTGTATATTTTTTGAATACTTCTTGTGATTGCGTTTTTATTACGCAACGCTTACCCTTATTACTATAACAATGGTTTCGTTTTTGTAGTGATTTTATACTTGTTTCGTCTATACAAATTATATCCTCTATTTTATGTTTCTTTATTTCTTCATAAAATTTTTTGATATTTTCGTTTATATTAATATCCTTACCAAATCGTTTTACTGGTTCGTGTCTAATTCTTGTAAGTTTCAAAGTAATATTATTATCATTAATTACTCTAAAAATCTGTGTTGTTGATAATTTATCGTCTTTATATTTATCTTTAAGTTTTTGGTTTAATTCGTGTAATGTGATTGTTTTATTTTTATTTATTTCATCAACTAAAAACTTAACATATTCCTTTTTAACTTTATAAGCAACTGGTTTTCTGTAATGAATATTAACATTACCTTCATTTTTGTATCTTTCAATCCAACGCATTAAACTTCTGGGAGTGCATTTGAATATTTTACAAACATCTTCTTGTGTTTTATTTTTAACTAAATAATATTGAACTGCGGTTAATTTATAATCAATACTTTTATGTCTGGGCATATATATTATTATTTTTTAATATTTTAAATAATATTATATATTATATAATGGCAGGAAAAAAACGCTCTGGATTA